CCTGCCGTCAATTCGATCTCAAAGATGAGTACACCGTGGAACCCGAGGATGCTGAGCTTCAGCTTTACACACAGTGCCTTACAGGCGATTCAGTTGACGGATTCAAAGGAATCCCTGGCGTCGGACCGAAAAAAGCACAGGCCATTCTTGCTAAAGCGCAAGACGGGTTCTGGCCTGCTTGCGTCGAAGCGTATGAGAAGGCTGGTTTGTCACATGAAGACGCACTCCGCAATCTGAGACTTGCTCGCATCTTGCAGGCAAGTGATTGGGATGAAGCAAACCAACAACCAATTCTTTTCACACCATGATTCCTAAGCCAGTCCTAGAGCTATCGCTCGAACAGCAATTAAAAATGCGCACGCTTTCAGATGCGCTTGAGATTGCAGAGATCGAGGATGTACGTCTGCTTGCAGACTCATTGCAACGCCAAGTTTTTCTACTGCAAAACACCATGGTGAAACTTATTAAAACCGGCCATTGGGATGAAGCTGACTGTTAAAGAGTTGATCCTCATCAGGAACAACCTCCGTGCATTACGCGCTTACAAGCACTCCCCAGTCTCCGTCCAACTGTGGGAAGACTGGATGGATGGCTTCATGCAAAAAATTGAAGACGAACTCGAACCGCACGATGACTAAGTTTTCACCAAAGCACTACCAGACTGGAGTCCTAGAAACCTGGGACTACATCGCAGACGCTGAGCTTGATTACTTCCTCGGCAACGTCTGCAAATACATCAGCCGCGCTGGGCGAAAGCCTGGTGAAGATGCGATTGATGACCTTCTCAAAGCCCGCGCATACCTCTCCAAAAAAATTGACCTCCTCCGCAAAAACCCTACCGCCTGACTTTCTGGGCCAAGCATTGCAATTCCGTGTTGCAATGGATCAACCCATCGGTTCCTTTTCCAAGTCAGACCTCGATCTGCAAAAGGCTCTGATCATCGAAGAGTTCATGGAGTTTACCGAAGCTTATGAACGAATGATGCGCATCCGTGATTTTGAAACGAGAGAGCACGCTCTCAAAGAGCTTGCAGATCTTTCCTATGTGATCTGGCAGTTTGCTGCATGTGCTGGATGGCAACTCGACGAAGCACTTGACCGTGTTCATCGCAGCAACATCAGCAAGCTTGTAGATGGCAAGCCTGTCAAAGATGCAAATGGAAAGGTCACAAAAGGACCCAACTATGTAAAACCCTATCTCCAAGACCTAGTGTAATGAAAGAGTACATTGCGAGGACTGGGCGTGTGCAGTCCTGGCTTGATGCGCCAGAGCACCGTTACCCGGTCAGTTGCACGATTCACGTGCCCACAGATAGTATGTCCGGCGAAGACGGGCTAGAGAGTAGTTTCACCTTCACCTCACACGCCCTTAGGCATGGTGCTGGTGTAGCAGTACACCTAAGTGAGCTACGTCCATCAGGTTCTGACAATGGCAAAGGGCTGATAAGTGCTGGCCCCTGCCCCTTCATGAAAGTGTATTCAACGCTGAATGAAGTTCTTAGGCGTGGTGGTTATCACAAAGCAGGCGCTGTAGTTGCTCACCTCGATGCAAATCATGCTGACTTGCGTGAGTTCATTGAGATGCCACGTCACGAGATTCCGTGGCTAAAGCGTTGCGTCAATCTCACCCAAAGCTGGTGGGATGACATGGAGGTAGATCTACGCGAATCTCTTCTCGATGGGATTCGCAAAGGCGACATCTGGCTTGCCAAAGTCAAGCACGATCAATATGGCAGGCGTATTCGATTTAACGTTTGCCTTGAGGTTGCATTGCTCAGCCGGGGCACTTGTCTTTTAGAGCACTGCAACCTATCTAAATGCACGCCAGATGAGCTTCCAGAGGCGTTCACTGCTGTCATGAAAGACCTTGTAGCTCTGCACGCCAAGACGGGTGTTCAGGACTCAGGTGAATACCTCAACCCTAAAGATGATCGTCAAGTTGGTATGGGCTTCATTGGCCTTGCCAACTTGCTTGCACAAGAGCAGGTCACTTATTCATCTTTTGGCGAAGCTCTGCATGACGTAATCAACAATCGCGATGTTCCCTCCACCCCTGCTTGGCGGCTCGCCTCGAAATTCCAAGAGGCTATCTCTGCTGCGGCTAATGTTGCCCGTGCTGCGGATATGCTTCGCGCTTTCGCCATTGCGCCCACAGCAACATGTGCCTACCGCTATCGGGATGCCCGTGGCTATACAACGACCCCTGAGATAGCACCTCCGATTGCACGTGACGTTGATCGCGATAGCGGCACGTTCGGTGTCACCTCTTACGCATACCCTCCAGATTGTGAGATTGCCGAGGAGGTTGGCTGGCAGGCCTACTGGAACGTGAGCACTGGCATCTGCGAAATGCTCGAGCGTACAGGCCTGTTCCATGGATACAGTTTCAATTCATGGAGCGATCAAATTCAGTATGACGAGAAGTTGATTCAAGACTGGCTTGACTCATCTCTGACCTCGATGTACTACAGCTTGCAAGTGCAGACTGATACGCAACGCAAAGACAGCGTTACAGATCTGCTGGACGATGCCTATAAATTTATCTTTGAGAAAGAGCCCGAAGACTCATCTGACAACTTTTGTGCATCATGTGCTGAATAAATGAATCCCTACATAAAAGCTATTAGACAAAAACGAAAGTGGACTCCCTTGGCAGTTGATCGGGGTCCACTTGTAGAGGGCAGCGAAAAGACCATCTACAAGATGCTCGCTCTCCGCAACTTGGAACTGCCTGTAAAAGAATTTCTACAGCAGGGTTTAGAAAAAGATCTTCCTAATGTGCCTGGCTGCCTCGAGGCCTTGATCCACAATCAGATGGATGAGGACAAGCATGACCTGGGCTTTGAGCTGGTATGCCAAGCCCACGGCACTGACCCTGCTGCTGAGCGAGAGGCTGAGGTGATCCGCAAGGCTTGGATCGAGGCACCGGAACATCCAATCCTCAAGGCAAGCATCCTCGAGCGTTCTGTGTTCTTTGTTTTGCTCCCAGCGTATAGGTTCCTGGGAGATATTGGCATGAGATCCCTGAGCGCTGACATCTCAAGAGATGAAGTTCAGCACGTAAAAACGCACGCAATGTGTGCTCATGACCTTGGTCTCAAAAGCACAGTTGGTTTAGACAAGCTACGCAAAGCCACAGTGGATTGGGTCATGTCTGATCTGCTGCCTTTGCATCAAAACAAGTATCTTTCCAAAGACTTTTGGATGAATCAATCCGACAGTCTTTATACCCGTGGCTTGGCTGCTGGCCTTGCCGAAACACAACGCTCACGTATGCCTAGCTTCTTTGAGGCATCCAATGTAAACCTACCTCAATATGGATGACATCTTTGTAGGAGATAACAAGCTCCTCAAAATCGTCGAAGAGGTGGACATCATGTTTCCACTCTATACACCAAAACCCGACGACACACACGCCAAGATCATGTATATGGCTGGCCAACGTTCTGTTGTCGAATACATTAAATCTCTACTCGAAGAATAATGTGCGCTCCTAGCCCTCCAAAAATCCCCGATCCGCCGGAGATGGCCCCGCCCGCTCCTGCACCCCCACCGCCGCCAACTCCTGATGCACCTTTGCCTCTGGCAGCCCCTGTGGCATCCAGTGCTTCTGGCAAAGAACAAGGCGTCTTGAAGCGCAAGAAAGGTAAGCGTCAACGGTTGCAGCAATCTGCTGGTGGCCTCAGCGCTCTGACCAACAAACTTGGAATTGCTACTGCACCTGCACAACAGGCTGCTACAACAGGCACTAAGCCTAAGAAAAAGACTGGCCTGAACATTCCTAAATAATGAAAGAGTCTGCACAAACGCGATACCTTTCGCTCTCCGCAGACAGAACAGCATTTCTCGACGAAGCCAGAGATTGTGCAAAGGTGACTCTCCCTTACCTCCTTACAGACGATGGTCTGTCAAAGGGGGAGCGCCTGCCGATCCCTTGGCAATCAGTTGGATCCAAAGGTTGCAACGCCTTGAGTTCAAAATTAATGAACTCTCTCTTTCCAATTAACACGAGTTTTTTTAAGCTGCAAATTGTTGATTCAGAACTTGAAAAGCTTCCTGAAGTAACACCTGAAATACGCTCAGAGATTGATCTTTCTCTCGCAAAAATGGAGCGGATGATCATTCAGGATATTGCTGAAAGTTCTGATCGAGTGCAGCTACACTCTGCGATGAAGCATCTCATCGTCACTGGCAATGTATTGTTATACGCCGGAAAGAAAAACCTCAAGGTCTACCCACTCGAGAGATATGTTGTCTGTCGCGACGGCGATGGAAACCTAGTCGAAGTTGTCACCCGCGAATCTATCCACCGCTCAATGCTGCCCGCTAAGTTCCAGCGGGTCATGGCAAAGGGCAATGACGTGAACTCCCCAGGAGAAGACGGTCCTAAGTACGGTGTGGCTGGTGAGTCAACAGTGGATGATGCCACTGTCTATACACACGCCCGCCTCAAGGATGGCCACTGGGAATGGCACCAAGAAATCGATGGTGAGATTGTGGATGGCTCTCATAGCCGTGCTCCACAAAACATCACCCCTTGGATTTGTCTGACCTTTAATAAAGTCGAAGCAGAGGAGTACGGTCGCAGTCGCGTTTCCGAGTTCCTTGGAGATCTCCGCAGCCTCGAGGGGCT